ACATGATACAGGGTGGAATGACAGAAATAGAACTTATGAATACCATAAATAAAAAAACCTTCTCTGGTCTTGAATTACAATTAAAAATTAATGAATGGAAAAGAATATGAAAGTTGAACTTGTGAGTTATACAGCCCCTAAAAGTGCAGATTGGAGTTGGTTTGAAAGTAGTGAAAAGGTTTTACACCAAATTGCCCATGTAGCAAGAGTGTCAAACCCATCAAATCAAAATAATATAGATACCTCAGCAAAGTTAGTAAATTATCTCATTAAAAACAAACATTGGAGTCCACTTGAAATGGTTGATGCAACTCTTGAGATTGAAACAACAAGAGATATTGCAAGACAAATACTAAGACATAGAAGTTTTAGTTTTCAAGAGTTCAGTCAAAGATATGCAGACCCTACAAGAGAACTTGCATTTGATTATAGAGAAGCACGATTGCAGGATAAAAAGAATCGTCAAAACTCAATTGACACAGATGATGTAGAGCTACAACAAGAATGGATAACTCGACAAGATGAAATAATTGACCTTATAAGAGAAACATATGATTGGGCTATAGAGAATGGTATTGCAAAGGAACAAGCAAGAGTTGTTTTACCAGAAGGACTTACCGTAAGTAGACTATATATGAAAGGGAGTCTTAGAAGTTGGATTCATTACATTGAACTAAGAACTGCAAATGGAACACAAAAAGAACACATGGAAGTGGCAGAGGAATGTGCAAAGGAAATTGCAACTATTTTTCCACTTATAGAATCACACATAGGAGAAAAATAGTTGGAATATCTAGGAATACAAACAGACCCAAATCGTGACTTACTCCTAAGTGAAGCAGGCATTACACGCCTAAAAGAATCTTATATGAGAGATGAAGAAATCTCTCCTCAAGAAAGATTTGCATTTGTATCTAAAACTTTTGCAACGGATGAAAACCATGCTCAACGACTCTACGACTATTCTTCAAAACATTGGTTATCTTACTCTACACCAATCCTCTCTTATGGAAAATCTTCCAAAGGTTTACCTATCTCTTGTTATCTTAATTATATTAATGATACTGCTGAAGGCCTCGTTGACACTCTCTCTGAAACAAATTGGTTATCTATGCTCGGTGGTGGGGTGGGTATCGGCTTTGGTATTCGGAGTGCTGGGGATAAGTCTACTGGCGTTCTACCACATCTTAAACTCTATGATGCATCTTCCTTAGCATATCGACAAGGTAAAACTCGCAGAGGTTCATATGCAGCCTATCTCGACATCTCGCATCCAGACATCATACCTTTTCTTGAAATAAGAAAACCAACAGGAGATCAAAATTTAAGATGTTTGAATATGCATCATGGAGTCAACATCACAAATGACTTTATGGAGATTATTGAAAAATGTATGAGAGAGCCAGACTTTGATGATACATGGGGACTTAAAGACCCTCATACAAAAAAAGTAATGGATACCATTTCTGCAAAAGAACTATGGCAACGTATACTTGAAATGCGTATGCAAACAGGTGAACCTTATCTACATTTTATTGATACAAGTAATGAGCATCTTCCTTCTTTTCTAAAAGATAAAGGATTAAGAATAAATCAAAGTAATTTGTGTTCCGAGATCATACTTCCAACAAATGAAGAACGTACAGCTGTATGTTGTCTTTCTTCACTTAACATTGAATATTTTGATTCGTGGTCAAAGAATCCACAGTTTATAAGAGATATTGCAGAGATGTTAGATAACGTGTTACAGGTGTTTATTAGCAAAGCTCCAGACCACGTTAAACGTGCAAAGTATTCTGCAATGAGGGAAAGATCAATTGGTGTTGGTGCATTAGGATTTCATGCATATCTACAAAGTAAAAATGTTCCATTTGAAGGAGTGATGGCAAAAAATCTGAATACAAAAATATTCAAACATATTTCATCTCGATTGGATAAAGCAAATACAGAACTAGGTTCTGAAAGAGGAGAAGCTCCAGATGCAGTAGGTACAGGAAGAAGATTTAGTCATGTGACTGCAATTGCTCCAAATGCATCAAGTAGTATTATTATGGGTAATACATCTCCAAGTATTGAACCTTTTCGTGCCAATGCATATCGACAGGACACATTATCAGGTAGTCATTTTGCAAAAAATAAATACCTCGACAAACTAATAAAAAAGAAGTGTGAAGAAAATTCAAAGTTAAATTATGAAGATATATGGTCATCTATCATATCAAATGAAGGTTCGGTTCAGCATTTATCTTTTATAGATGAGCATGAGAAAGACGTTTTTAAAACTGCAATGGAAATAGACCAGAGGTGGGTAATCGAAAATGCATCTGATCGTCAAAAATTTATTGACCAAGCACAGTCTGTTAATTTATTTTTCAGACCCACATCTAATATCAAGTACCTTCATGCTGTTCATTTTCTGGCATGGAAGTCTGGTCTAAAAACACTATACTATTGTCGTTCCGATAAAGTCGGAAAAGCTGATAAAATTTCAAAAAGAATAGAAAGACAAATAATACAGGAACTAGACATGAGTGCCGTTGCAAATGGTGAAGATTGTCTAGCCTGCGAAGGGTAAAACAAACACATGAAAAAACTAAAGCTAACAGATTCGAGAGACTACTTTAAACCTTTTCAATATCCAGAGTTCTATGATATATGGTTGCAACATGAACAGTCTCATTGGTTGCATACAGAAGTACCAATGGCAGAAGATATTAAGGATTGGAAAAGTAAATTAACTGTAGAAGAAAAATATTTTCTAACTCAAATCTTTCGTTTCTTTACGCAGAGTGACCTTGATGTTGCAGGAGGTTATGTTGATAATTATCTTCCAAACTTTCCTCAACCAGAAATAAGAATGATGTTATGTAGTTTTGTTGCAAGAGAAGCATTGCACGTTGCAGCTTATTCTCATTTAATTGAAACTCTTGGTATGCCTGAAAGTACATACAATGAGTTTAATGAGTATGAAGCGATGAGAGAGAAACACGAATACTTTATGAAGAAAGTTGGTAATGGTGTTTCACTTCCAATTAAAATTGCAGCCATCTCTGCATTTACAGAAGGACTTGCATTGTTTAGTTCTTTCATTATGCTATTGAACTTTCCTCGACATGGTAAGATGAAAGGTATGGGTCAAATCATTACATGGTCAATTGTAGATGAGACAATGCATACTGAAGCCATGATAAGACTTTTCAGAAAGTTGATTGAAGAAAATAAAAGTTTGTGGAATGATGCAACAAAGAGTCAGATATATAGTATCTGTGAAAAAATGGTGGAGTTAGAAGATAAGTTCATTGACCTATCCTTTCAGATGGGAAGCATCAAGGGATTAAGAGGAGATGAAGTAAAACAATACATAAGATACATTGCAGATCGTAGACTTATAAGTATGGGTATGAAAGGTATTTTCAAAGTAAAAAGAAATCCTTTGCCATGGGTAGAAACATTAATCAATGCACCTATACACACAAACTTCTTTGAAAATCGTGCGACTGATTATGCTAAAGGTGCTTTAACAGGAAACTGGCAAGACATTTGGGGAAACGCATGAGCAATCCGAACACAGAAACTCTTATTTGTCCAGACTGCACGACAGAATTTTCAGTCACATGGGAAACAAAAGGTATTATTTCTTATTGTCCTTTTTGTGGATATGAATTTGATGAGGAGGACTTAGGAGAAAGTGGTGATGAGGAAGAGGAAATCTTAGATGAAGAAATCTAGCTCTGACTTGCATATTATTAATCAGTATATTGCAGATCAGAATTATGAGAGTGACAAGTTGAAGTTTCAGAAAAAGATTCTTCAAGACCAAAATGATGCTATAGAAAAGCAAACAAAAGAAATAGAAAAGATGTTGCAGGATGGAAAACGCATGGACTTTTCGGAATGAAATTTTTAGTGAAAAAGATATTGACAAATTTGAAGGTTTCGTATATATTATAACTAATGAGTTGAATGGTCGTAGATATATCGGCCGTAAATACTTTTACAATATACGAAAGGTTAAAGGCAAAAAGAGAAGGCAACGCAGTCCAAGTGACTGGCAAAATTACTATGGTTCGAGTGAACATTTAAAAGCTGATATAGACAAACATGGAAAAGAAAACTTTAAAAGAGAGATTATCTCTTTACATACAACAAGAGGTGACTGTAACTATGAAGAAGTTAAACAGCAGTTTCTTCACAATGTTTTAGAGGAAGATGAATTTTACAATGACAACATCTCAGGAAAATATCACAGAAAACCTCAACACATCATTGAGTCAAGAAGAACCATTTCAGATAACTAAAATCTCTGCAAGAGATTCTGAAGCATTTGAAGAAGCCAGAAATTGGGATGAGTTTCTTCTTATAAAAGCTGCAGAAGATAATTGTAAGTTTACACGTTTTCTTGATCGTCATAATCTTTTGACAGAGAAAGAAAGAGATGCAATATACAAAATAGAAGTTGAAAGAAAGTTAGATTACAAAAAATCATTTGAAGAAATTGTAGAAATTATTTGTAAGCCTGGACTTTTGATGTCTCCTCGTATTGCATCTGAAAGTGCTTTGAGTGGTGAGAAACAATTTTATCGTGACCCAAATAAAGTTTTATCAAATGAACTTTGGAATGAAAGAGGAC